AAGTCCAGGTGAATGACCGTGGTTCTTTTCAATATCAGATTCTGTAAAATTTAATTTGGGATTCTTGTTGAATGCAGATTTAGATGCAACAAAGAATCTAGGAAACTCCGGGTGAGTGCCAAACACAATACTAGGCGAGCCATCATACTTTGTGGATAAAGATACCTTTGATCTTTTGCCTAACAAAGCATTGTGTGTTTCGTTTAAAGTATTGAATACGTGCTTAAAGCCTTCTTCCCCTGCATTAATAGGGTGATCTTCTGCGTGTTCGAGGTGTGTTAACTTTTCCTCGTTCGCAGACTCAACTAAGTATGTGCTAAATGATAACATTAGAAACCACTCGCAGGTGTAAAATTATACATTTGGCTCGAATATGCCCCATGCGAATTTGGTTTTGTTGCTATTCGAACTAGCATCGTAGGCTTACCGTCTTTTTCAACCCTATGTATGGACACGGCTGATCCAGATCGATGTATTACAAATCTTGTATCTTTATGTTTTAATATAGCACCCAGTGGCGACTCACTGCCATGTTTAACTACTGCATGGATTTTCTTAAGGTCTTTTCCGTGTCCGGTTGCTTTGATCCAAGTCATACCTTTATCTGATACTAAATTATTATGCAACCATTGTCCTATATGTTGATGGCCCTTTGCCCCCTTTGACATAAGGTGTTCTAATTGTTTTTGTAATTCACGCGCAGTTTCCTCATTATTTTCTTTAAAATCTACATTCATTTTTTTGCCAAGTGCATTAACTACCGGTTTGCCTGTTTTAGGATCCGGATCGGTAACTCTAGCGTGTATAGAATCACCTGTTTTAGATCTAGCTGGCAAATGATCCATTTTAAATTTTTTAAGTATTTTTTCTTTACCTGCTTTGGCAATTTCGTTTGCTTCAGATTTTCGTGTTGCCGGCCCACCTGATAAAAATTCATCTTGTCCGGCAACTCCGGGATTTTTTGCTGTAATATTACCAGAAGTTTTACCGGTAGACTTTGCGGACACTCCTAAATAAGACTGTTCTACGTCTGAATGTGTTAACTCTAAAGTTACATCTGATGGATTTTCTTGACCATCGGTATGAACGCCTTTTGTAAATCTACCAATATCCCCATCTTTGGATGTTCTACCCACACGAGTTATTGTTGCTCCAGGATGATGTTCTTCCACATGCTTAATTACGGCAGCTGCCATTGCTTTACCGTGAGCTGCTCTTATTGCTACTTGATTTTGATCTTGGCCTTTAGTAATTTTATTTAATTCATCATCATGCTGTTTTAATTCTGTTTTATGTTCTTTCGAACCAAATGTTCCTGTTTGGGAATGTCTATGATTTACTAATTCTTTATATAAATGAATCTCAGCAATTTTTCCTGCAGGATCATTATCTAGTTTAGTTGGAGGTTCTCCGCTACTAGGAGTCACCGTCTGCATTTTTTCTTGAATGAATTCTACAGATTCATTCAGCTTATCTTGTTGAACTTCTTTTCCTGCATGCATTAATTCTTCTTTACTTAAATTAGAAGTATGCGGAAAGGCAACAATCTTTGTGATTGCGTCTAAACTTTTATTGTGAAATATTGCGGTTTTGTGTTCCCCGTTTCGAAAAATATGAACGTCTACATCATGTCCATCATCTGTGGAATAACTATGATACGGGGTTAGATTTGAGAAATCATGAGATTCGATAAGCGCACTATACGCCTTGAATGTGATTAATTCTTGCATTTTGAGTCCATTGAAACGAATTATACTTATATTTATATAAATTAAAGTTGCGGAACTCGTAGGAAACCGGCGATTACTGCCGGCTTTAGTATAATTAGATGTTAGTATTCCATGCTTTAATTACAGGATGCAGTACATCATCAGTATAATCCATCTTCATTGTGTTAACAATCGCCAGAATAATCTGAATATTGCCTTTGACATAACCCTTTTTAGAGTTAATACGATCTACGCTAGGACGGAATGGGTTTCGATTGCCCTTTGTGCCCAGTTCCATACTAAAAGGAAGTTTGGTGATAGCACATTTACCTTCGCATGCGTCGAACTTGCTCTGAATATATTGCGGAGTAAGATTAAACGACATCTTACGACCTTTTTTCTCATGAGCAGCAACTCTATTCTTAAGAGCAACGTATTCAGTAATACCGAATTTTTCAGGCGATGCTTTCTTTGCTCTATTCGCAATACGAGTTTTGACTCTAATTGCTGCTTTTTGCTCAGGAGTCAAGCTCTCTTTTTTCTTTTGATAATCCCATTTACCAAATGCTGTAGCAATGGCATCCTCATCTGCAGTAAGTGGTCTGGCATCTAAACGTCTGATCTGATGTAGACGTTTTGCTTCTTTGCGAACTTTGGGATCTTCAAAATTATACATAACCATCCACATTACTTGCGTGATTAGGTTGATTGGAATTGCCGTAATCTACTTTATGAATTAGTTTTTCTGCAATATGTCCGTTCATGCTGTCTTTTGCAATTTGATAAAATTCTTTAGTAGTAATTTCTCGGGTTGATACAATGGTCTCGCCTAAACATTTTTGGTCTAGTTCTTGAGCTTCTTGCATAACTACTGTGTCTTCAGCGTGTTCTGCTGACTCACACTCAATAGCATAGTAATGACGAAATGTAGTAATAGTTTCAACGATGAATAGTGGCATGATATACTTTAAAATTTATTCCGCTTACGCCATGCGGAAACACTTTATCGAATGTGGCTCGAATGGTAGAAGTGTTCGACTCGAGTTAATTAAGCACGAGTGAAAGCATCGCTACCCATAGTAGCATAAGCTGCTGCTACCATTGTGCGGGATGGGGTACCCAAGCGATATGCTGTTTTACCATTCTTAGTAGAATTGGTATAGATTGCGTGACCTTCAGAACGAAGCTCACTGATACGAGGACGAACGCTGCCCTCAGTTGTGCCAGTCAAACCTGCCAATTGGGCGGGTGTGAATTGACGACCAGACAAAAGAACTTTCAATACACGGTCTTTAACCATATAATATCTCCATTAAATAAACAGTCGCTTCAAAATATATCAGTAACGGCGACTTTTCATTACTGTATATAACTATTATACAGCATTTAGCTGTATCTGTCAAGCACTTAGTTAGCCTTTTTGTGGCTTCTTGACCTTGTTCAAATATTCTCTACCAATAAAACCCTGCTCAACTTCATTCAAAGCAGTTACAATTGGCTTATGATGTTTTGCATCAATTTTTGGTGCATATCCTTTGCGCAATTCTCTGGCGCGAGCTGATGCAATTAGCACCAGATCATACCGATTACCTACCATGTTAACTGCATCTTCTGATGTGATTTGATTTGACATTATGCTACCTTTACGATTTCTTTTAAACGATCTGCACAGTATGTTGCCGCGAATGCTTTTGGTTTAACAAAAGGAACCACATTACACATACCCTTAATATACCCAATGGCTTCACCTACAACGCAAGAAGAGCCAAACATTTCATCTGGGTTAATATCTAAATGAACTTCAATTGGTCTATCATCAATTAGTTTTTCCAATTCAAGATATAAATTTGCAATTTTGATTACTTCATTCATCAAACGCATACGAGGTTTGTTTTTACGTTGGTCATAATCTTTTTCGGTTTGAACTTCTCCAAAAATTTTACAACCATGTTTACCATCAATATGAACTACAATTGCCAAAGTATAATCGGCAAACCACATATCATTTTTACGGAAACGTTCTGAATCGCAACCAATATAAATTTTTGTATCTGGACCTTGAGCATCAATATACTCTTTAATTTTTACGAAATCGAATTTCATTTTTATTCCTGGAGCGGGGTAGGAGAATCGAACTCCTCGCTTTAGCTTGGAAGGCTAAGGTATTACCACTATACGAACCCCGCATTTACAATATTACTTCATTTGTTTTGCGCATATCTGCACAAGTATACTCCTGATAACTTGCCTTTAAAATTTCTGGCATCGGAATAATTTCAATCTCCGCATGATATTCTTCTGCAACCATATCCGCAACATCATAAAAACTCATAGTTTTACCTGTGCCCATATTAAAGATTCCAGATCTACTTGATTCTAAAAACTTTAAATGATAATCCACAATAGATTTCACATGAACAAAATCTCTACGATAATTTTCACTATTCTCAAATAATTTAATCTTACCTGTTTCTATGGCTTGTTTCTTAAACTGAGCAAATGGGCTTGCCTGATTGCCTTTATGTTCTTCACCTTCCCAAGCCCATACATTAAAATATCTAAATCCTTGCACAATGGGACTATCATGATGATGTTGTTTTACATATCTTTCAAACAAATACTTTGACCAAGCATAAGGCGTTCTTGGATCCAACGGAGAATTTTCGCAAAACTCTTTATTCAATCCATACACACTTGCAGAACTAGAATACTGTAAATTAACTCCGAATGTTTTACACTCATCGTATAAATCCATGGAGAATTCGTAATTTTGTCTTAGTACTTTATCAATATCTTTTTCGGTTGTTGAACTAATAGCACCAGCATGAATAACCCATTCAAAATCCATAACACCTGGTCTCGGACCATCATCATATTCATACGTTGCAACATCATCACCTCGATCGCGCAAGGCCGTCAATAGTCTAGAACCAATAAATCCTCTATGACCTGTTAGCAATATTTTCATTGTAATATACCTCGCTGTTTACCGCTTTATCATCGATCCAAATATCGTATGCGGGTTTACCTAATTTTAATGTTGTATACTTAACTTGCCAGTTGGCAAATTGTTGTCTTGTAAGAGTTGTCCAATCAATACCAGAGTTACCACCTCTTGCTGTCCAATAATGAATCTCATTTCCCGCATCAAACAGTTTATTAAAATGTGCAATTCGATCCGCAAAAGGTTGAGCACTATGATAATCACCTACAGTATTACTACAAATTGTGCCATCAATATCTACAAGGTATTTCATGTCTGACTATCTCCAGGTGCAACTCTATAATTATCTTCTACCGAATCAGGTGTACTAACTTCAATGATAGTACCTTCTTCCTGACAAACCAATTGATGCGGTAAACATGGAGGATTGTGCCAA